TTACATTACCTCTATAAATAAAAGGAAAAGAAAAGTTTAGATACAATGTCAGCGATTATTACTGATCAATTTAGAATTTTGAATGCTAACAACTTTGTTGAATCAGTAGAAAATACAAATAATTCTTACTATGTTTTCATCGGATTACCTAATCCAGCTGGAACAGGATCTTTAGTTGGATATGGTAGATCCTCTGATTGGAATTCATCTACACCTGCACCGACTGACAGTTTTTCCTATCGTAAACACACAGGTGATACGATGATGTTTGGTAAGAAAATAGCATCCTCAAATATAAGAAGAATTATAAGAAGAGTTGATTGGGTTGCAGGAAGTAGATATGAAATTTATAGGGACGATTATAGTGTAGAAAACCCAAGTCCTTTAACACAAGCAAACAGATTATACGATGCAAACTACTACGTTCTTAATTCCGACTTTAAAGTTTACATTTGTATTGATAATGGATCGTCAGGAGCTAATCCACTTGGAAACGTATCTCAAGATGAGCCAACTTTCACTGATTTAGAACCATCAAAAGCAGGAAATAGTGGTGATGGATATCTTTGGAAGTATCTTTTCACTGTTTCACCTAGTGATATTATCAAGTTTGACTCAACTGAATTCATTACGGTACCAAATAGTTGGAGTTCAAGTCAAGATTCTCAAATAAGATCAGTAAGAGAGAATGGTGACTCCTCTGTTAACCAAAATCAAATTAAACATGTTTATATTGAAAATGCAGGTAGTGGATATGCAAATGGATTAAGTCAAGAAGTTGATATAATAGGCGATGGAGAAGGTGCAAAAGCAAGAGTTGACATTGTAAATGGTACAATTACGGATGTGACTGTAAGTGCTGGAGGAAGAGGATATAGTTATGGTATAGTGGATTTAGGAACATTAAGTAGTGGTGTAAGCACATCAACAGGTCGTGCAAAACTTATACCCATCATTCCACCTGGTTTAGGTCATGGTTCAGATGTATATACTGAATTGGGAACTGATAGAGTTATCGTTTATGCTCGATTTGATGATTCAACAAAGGATTTTCCAATCGATACTAAATTTTCACAAGTAGGTGTTGTAAAAAATCCTACTAAAGTGGGAACGTCGGTGACTTATACTGATAATACATACTCATCATTACAGGCAATAAAGTTTGACACTGTAACTGGAGTTCCAGAAGTAGGTGAAGAAATTAAACAAGTTTTAACTGTATCTCCAAATACAGGAAAAGTATCCACTGGTTATATTGCTTCTTATGATTCAGAGACAAAAGTGCTAAAATATTTTAGAGATCGATCTCTTAACTTTAACAGGACATCATATGATCATACTGACTATGCAGGTATTTCTACTGCAGGTCGAATATATGAATTTGAATCTGTAGTGGGTGCAAATAATATTGAAGGTAAATCATCATTCTTCTCTGGTGCAATATCTCGTGACTTCTCTGGTATCACAACGAACCCCACAGGTAACAAACTTATTAATTTGGGAGTTAATTTTATTTCAGGACTCTCTAATTCTGAGATAAATAAAGGGTCAGGAGAAATAGTTTACTTAGATAACAGACCACTGATTGTTAGAAACTCTCGTCAAAAAGAAGACATTAAAATCATACTAGAATTCTAAAATGCCACAAAAGACTAATTTAAATATATCACCCTATTATGATGATTTTAATAAGGATGATCAGTTTTATAAAATACTCTTTAAGCCAGGATACCCTGTCCAAGCAAGAGAATTAACTGGTTTACAATCTCTTTTACAAAATCAGGTTGAGTCTTTTGGTAAACATATATTTAAAGAAGGTTCAATGGTCATACCTGGCGGTATTGAACTTGATAGATCATATTTTTCTGCAAAAATAAATGACACTCATCTTGGTATAGATGTTTCAGTTTATTTGAGTAGTATAATTGCATCTAATAATGGTAAAGGATTAAGAGTAAGAGGTCAAACATCAGGTATTGTTGCAACAATTAAGAATTTTATATTACCTCCAGCAGAAGGTGTAGATAATATTACAATTTTCATAAAATATCAACAATCTGGAACTAGTGGTGAGAGTACTGCTTTCCCAGATGGTGAAGTTTTAGTTTTAGAGGAACCTCTTACTTATGGAAATACAACACTAACAATTGGTGAAACAGTTTTAACACTTGTATCTGAAGATGCAACTGCCACAGGATGTGCTTTTGGTGTAAACGCTGGTGTTTACTTCATGCGTGGAAGTTTTGTTGATGTTCAATCATCATTGTTAATATTAGAACCATACTCTATCGAACCTTCTTACAGAGTTGGATTTGATATATCAGAAGAAATAATAAACTCAAATGATGACGCATCATTATATGATAATGCAAAGGGATTCACAAACTTTGCAGCACCAGGTGCAGATCGTTTTAAAATATCAGTAAAACTTTCTAAAAAAGCGTTAAATGATTACGAAGATACAAACTTCGTAGAATTGATGAGAGTTGATGTTGGAGAAGTTAAAAAATTACAAGATTCTTCAACATACAGTGAAATTAAAAAATATTTTGCAAAGAGAACATTTGATGAATCAGGTGATTATTCAGTAGAACCTTTCCGTGTTAATATTCAAAACTCTTTAAATGATGAAATTGATTCCGAGGGATTATTTACTGAAGATAGATTAACAGATGATGGAAATACTCCTTTAGATGATTTAATGTGTGTTAAACTTTCACCAGGTAAAGCGTATATAAAAGGTTTTGATGTAGATGTAACAGGCACTACTGTATTAGATATTGATAAACCAAGAGATATTGAAAAAGTAGATACATCCTTAGTCCCGTTTGAGATGGGAAGTTTAATTAAGGTTAATAATGTCACAGGATCACCCTTAATTAGTATAGGTGGTGCATTTTCTAATGTTGTTAAATTATATAATCAAAGAAGAGGTAACAACACTGCTGTAAGTGGATTAGAAATAGGTGAGGCAAGAGTGTATTCATGGGGTGTTTCTGATGCTCCATATACTGGAAATACTACGGATTGGGATTTACACCTATATGATATTCAAACATATACAATTTTAAAGTGTTCTGCTTTACCTGAGTCAAAACCAACAGGTTTAAAAATTAGAGGTCTTGCAAGTGGTGCATCAGCATTTCTTGCTAAAGCTAGTGGTGCAACTGGTTTAAATGAACTAGTAGTTTCACAAACAACTGGAACTTTCATAGTTGGAGAAGAAATAATATTTAGTGAACAAAATATAAAAGCGAATGTATCAGTTAAAGAAATTGTGTCATTTGGTATAGATGATATTAAATATATTCGTCAAGATACTTTTGCATCATCAGGTATATCAACTTTTGCTGCAGACACTGTATTATATGATCGTATACTACCTGGTTTTTCACCATCAGATCAGATAAATGTTGTTGGAACCGCAGCAACTGCAATCAATCGTAATTTTGCAGGAAAAGTTGGTATTCAAACAGGTTCAATTATTGCATTTACAGGAGTTGATTCAACTGATCCTGTTTTTAATAGAGTAACTAATATTTCAACTGATGGAAAAACTTTAACATTAGCAACTACACAGACAGTTTCTGGTATTAATAATGGTGCTACATTATCAACAAGTGGTACAACAACTACTCCATTTAGAATTAAAGTTCCAAAAGTTTTAAATCTTGATAAGTCTGGTATTTTTACTGAATTACCTAAACAAAATATAGAAAGTGTTAATTTTGCAGATTCAAATTTAATTATAAGTAGACAAATTCCAAATCAGACTGTTGCAAGTAATTCATTAACATTATCTTCACAAGCAGGATTAAATGTTAATGCTGGAATTACAAGTGCATTTTTTGAACCATTCGATGCTGAAAAATATTCAATAACTTATCAAGATGGTTCAATTGAACCTTTAACATCAGATCAAGTTTCCATTACCAATGGTGGAGATACAATAAGTTTTAGTGGATTAAAAGAGACGACAGCATCTTCGGTAACTGTAGGTGTAACTCTTAAAAAACTTGGCATAACAAGTAAATCTAAAGATTATATAAGAAGTCAAACACTCGAAGTTACTAGAACTCAAGGAAATGGCACTCCATTTAATGGATTAGCAAGTAGTCGTGCGTATGGATTACGTGTTGAGGATGAAGAAATATCATTAAATGTTCCTGATGTTGTAAAAGTATGTGCTATTTACGAATCTAAAGATACAAACACACCAGTTTTGGATAAACTTACATTTATTTCAGGTTTATCATTAGATAGTAATTCAATAATTGGTGAAAAAATAAAAGGTCAAGATAGTCGTGCAATTGGACAAATTGTAAGTCGCACTTCAAACACTATTGATTTTGTATATTTAAATGATAGTGTATTCACAATTGGTGAAATTGTTAAATTTGAAGAATCTGCGATTGAGTCTATTTTACAAGGTGTATCGGTGGGTAATTTTGTTGATAGAACAAGTAATTATACATTAGATAAAGGTCATAAAGAACAATATTGTGACTATTCAAAAATTGTTAGAAATGAAAAATCTGCGATACCATCTAAAAAACTTTTAATTATATTTGATCAATATCAAGTTGCAAGTGGAAACACTGGAGATTTATTTACAGTTAACTCATATACAAAAGAAAGATACTCGAAAGATATACCATTTGTTGGATTAAACGATGCATCAGATATTCTAGATTATCGTCCTAGAGTAAGTCCATTTATATATCCAGGTGGAGGACGTTCACCATTTGCCTTTTATAGTAGAACATTTGAATCAACAAATCCTTTTATAATCACTCCAAATGAAAGTTCATTACTTGGATTTAATTTCTATCTTGGAAGAATTGACAAATTAATAATAGGTAAAGATGAATCAGTTGAAATAGTAAGAGGTGAATCTGCAGAGTTCCCACAACCACCATCGAGTAATACCGATGCAATGGAAATTGCAGAAATAATTTTACCACCTTATTTGTACGATGTAAGAGATGCTGATATTAGATTGAAAGATAATCGTAGATTTACGATGCGTGATATTGGAGCATTAGAGAAAAGAATTGAAAATTTAGAAACACTATCATCATTAAGTGCACTTGAATTAGATACAAAGTCATTACAAGTTAAAGATGCTGATGGTTTAAACAGATTTAAAACTGGGTTTGTTGTAAATGATTTTAAAGATAGATCATTTATTGATTTTAGTCCAGAGGGTGGTTCAAAATGTGATGTTGATGTTGAAAATCGTGAATTATATTGTTGTATTGATTTTTGGTCAATGAATCCAGAACTTGCTTTCAATACAGGTGTAGATGTTTCTAGTGCTGATACTAATTCAAATATTGAACTTTTAGATCCAAATTGTAAAAAAACTGGAGATTATATCACATTAGATTATGAAGAAGTAGATTGGATTGAAAATCCTCAAGCAACAACAACTGAAAATGTTAATCCATTTAACGTTATTGCTTTTCACGGTCTTGTAAGAATGGATCCTCCATCCGATAATTGGGCAAGAACAATATATGTCAATAATAAAAGAGTTGAATCTACTGGTGCGAGATGGGTAGAGCGAACAAATGTTGTTTCAAGAACAAGTACAAGAGGAAGAACAAATACTTCTAGAAGAACCGTTCGTCGTGGTAGTACAACAACGACAACCACCACTCGTAGCACTAGAATAACCGATAGAACTGAATTAAGTTTTACTAATAATTTAGTTGGACCTTCAGAAGAGAGAGATTTTATAGAGAGTGTAAAAACATCAAGTGCTGTTGATCCTTTCATGAGGTCTAGAAACGTTTCTTTTGCAGCATCTGGTTTGAAACCTCTTACAAGGCATTATCATTTCTTGGATAGTGGTGTTCCAGATATTGTACCAAAATTAATAGAAATAGAAATGGCATCTGGTACATTCTCTGTCTTTGAGGATGTTAAAGTAGAAATTAATGGATCTCAAATTGGTTTAATTAGATCTCAAAGTCCAAATCATAAATTTGGTGATGAATCAAGACCAGAATTTGGTGCAGGATTAGGTGCACCTGCGTCAGTTGTTGAAAAATATAGTATTGATCCTTTTGACCGTACAAGACCAGCACCATCAGAAACTTATTCAGCTACATCAAGGATATTCAATGTAGATGTAGTTGGTCTTGCCAACAATGAAAAATATTTTGGTTATGTTGTAAAAGGTGCAAAATTAACTGGTTCTTCAAGTGGTGCAGTAGCAACTATATCAAGTATAAATTTATTTTCTGATAATTGGGGTGATATTATTGGTGCATTCTTCTTCCGAAATGCGAATGCAATTCCAAAACCACCTACCTTATTCACATCTGGTACAAAAACATTTAAAGTAACATCAACAGTTGATGGAACAATTCCATTACCATCTGATTTACCGTTAGCAAGTAGTGCCCAAGGAACTTATCTTGGAACTGGAACAGTTCTAACACAAACAAATCAAGTTGTACAACTTAGAAATCCACCCCGTCCACCTCAAAGAGAAAACCAAGTAACAGTTAGTGCTCGTACTGAAACTACAAGAACAATTACCTCAAGACGAAGAAGAAGGAGAAGAAGAGCAGGTAAAAAAGACCCATTAGCACAATCATTTACTGTAAATGAGACAGGTGCATATTTAACATCATTTGATGTTTATTTTGCATCAAAGGATGAAAATGCAAAATTATTTGTTGAATTAAGAACTGTACAACTAGGAACTCCAACAGAACAATTAGTTGAGAATTTTGCTGAAATAGCATTAAACCCTGATGAAATTAATGTTTCAGATGATGCTTCAGTGCCTACAACAATAAAATTTGACTCTCCAATACATTTACCACCTGGTGAAGAGTTTGCAATAGTTTTCTTATGTCCTTCATCTGATAAGTATACTATGTGGTGTGCCACTATGGGTGAAAAATCTATAAAAACAACACAATTGCCTGATGTACAAAATGTAGTTGTATCTAAACAGTATCTTGGTGGTAGTTTATTTAAATCACAAAATGGTTCAATTTGGACACCAAGCCAAAATCAAGATTTAACATTCAAACTTCGTAAAGCAAAATTTGTTGAGTCGA